TATCCACATTATTGCTTTGCGTATGATGAGCGATATCCGGATATTATGGACTTTTTTTGGCGGATACCACGTGAATATAGGCTTTATTATGGAAAGGTAGAGGAGAGTAAGAAATTAACTGTAAGACTACGTGAGATATCAGCAGATAAAATTGCAAAAAGCGTATTTTAGAGTAAATTAGTATATGTGCGCTATTTTTGGGTCATTTAACAAGACTATGTTTGAAGTCTTACATGAGGCTAATAAAGAACGAGGTAACTTTGCTAGTAGTATAGTCTCTATAGGTGAGGAAGATGTCTATGTAGCTAAATTTCAAGGTAGTCCAAACATGGATGATATCAATTATAGTGACGATTGTGTTTATATTACCGGTCACGTACAAGCACCAACATCAGCAATGCGCGATTGGTCTTATGATACATCGCACCCGTTTGAATCGTTATCTTGGTCAGTTAGTCATAATGGTGTACTTACTAATACACATGAAATGCGTGATAGATATGTTGACTTTGTGGAAAATGAAGTCGATACTGCTGTTATTGTTAATATGTTACAGTTGTTTACTGAAACGCAAACGTCTAAGAAGGTTGATCCTATACTAATACTTAGAAGAGTACTTAGCCAACTAGAAGGTACATATGCGTTGTCTATTATTGATACTGATACCGGTGAATTATACATCGCTCGATGTGGTTCAATACTACATTACGACAATAAGGGAAACTACTCAACTAACCCGGGGACAGGTTATAAAGAATTACCTGAAGGTGTTATAATGAGACTTAACAAACGAACTAAGAAGTGGAACAAAGCAGGAGTGTTCGACGCTAGTTCACCATTTTTATTTTTATGAAGACATTTTATTTTTCAGCTACTAAGGGGTCAAAAAAAGACACACTGCTGTACAAAACTGACCCCATTCGTTTTTTCTTTAAGGAGAATAATACCCAAGCAATTGCAAAGGTGTATAATAGGGCTATAGACTTTGCTATAGAGAATAATTTTGACTATATGGTTCTGGCTCATGATGATATTATCATTGAAAGTGAAATAGAAGACCGATTAGCAGAATTATTTGAGACCTATGATATGGTCGGTGTTGCAGGTGGTAATAATTGTAAGTTGCAAGAACCAGCTTTATGGCATCTTATGTGTGGTGGGCTTGGTAGCGGTAATTTACATGGCGCAGTTGCACATGGTAATGAAAAGGAAAAATCTATGACCGGGTTCGGTACATACCCTAAACGTGTAACCCTTATTGATGGAGTATTCATGGCAATGAAAAGAAGCGTCTTCGAAAAGGTACGTTTTGATGAAGAGTGTCCAGCAAAGTTCCATTTTTATGATTTAGATTTTTGTTTAGCTGCGAATAAGCATAAGGTTAAAATCGGTGTTGGTGATATACACATCACACACGCGTCACCTGGATTGCAAAGCTTTACAGAAGAATTCAATAAAGGTCAAAAATGGTTCTTGAATAAATGGCAAAGTTAGTTATACTACTAATGTGAGCAAATTAAATTTAGATGAGTATGAAAATATCATCATCTATAAATCTTTAACTGATAGTGGCTATCTAGCGTCGATCGCTGATATAGTCAAACCTGAGTACTTTAAAAATAAGTCCATAGCTAGTATCTTTGAGATAGTTAAGGACTTTAACGAGAAGCGTAACAAGTTACCAACAATAACTGAGATTAAAACGTACCTCATAACTGATGAACAGAAAGAAGCGTTTAGACAGTTAGCACAATCCTTTAGTGAGTTAGATAAGAACTTAGATAAAGATGAGCTGTATGAAAATACAGAACAGTTTCTTAAAGAGAAGGCTGTTTATCATACTATGCTCAATGTTGCAGAAGATGTATCTAGAGGTTTAGTTGATACGTCGGATGTACTCCAAAAATTTGAATCGTCATGTAGTATAAGCTTAGTAACTGATTTAGGCTTTAACATGTACGATGATATCGATATACTAATCGATGATTTAAATACCGAGCAATCATTTATACCCTCTAAGTGGGAATGGCTCGATGATACTTTAGGTGGGGGATTCCTTGAATCCGGAAAAGCGTTATATGTATTTGCTGGTGAAACTAACATCGGTAAATCTATCTTCTTAGGCAACATTGCTCACAACATAGCCTCACAAGGTAAAAACGTACTTTTAGTAACGTTAGAGATGTCCGAGCTCTTATATGCTCAACGTATATGTTCTAACGCAACTAAGATTCCGATGAAAGAATTGCGTCAGAATGGACCGTCAATTAAGAATGCTATAGCACGTGAAAATGGTAAAGTATTTATCAAGGAATTCCCCCCCGCTACTATTACCCCTAACCAACTTAAAGCTTTTATCAAAAAGTTTGGCGAAAAGGGCATTAAACTAGACGCTATTGTTTTAGATTATCTCAACTTGCTACATTCTACTGTTGGTAATAATTCTTACGAACGAATAAAGAACGTAACCGAGCAAGTAAGGGCTATGTCGTATATGTTTGAGTGTCCTATAATTAGTGCTACTCAGCTTAACCGCAGCGGCTTTGATCAAGATAATCCTGAGCTAGCTACTATCTCAGAATCTATAGGGCTTGCTGCTACTGCTGATGTTATTGCGTCAATTTACCAGAATGACGAAGATCGTGAGTTGGGTATTATTCGATTAGGTATGATGAAGAATCGATATGGTATGAGAGGTAATACTCAAGCTATGAGAATTGACTATTCTACCTTAACTATCGAGCAAGCAGATGATGTAGACCTAGAAGAAGCTGAAGATGATACACTTAATGCTTTAGCGGCGCTTGCAAGATAGAAAAGTCTATATAAATAGACTTAGTGAATGTATTAGTATTTACAGATACTGATTTAGATGGATCCGGTTCAGCTCTATTTATTAAATGGTTGTATGGCGCTAAATTAAACGAGTTTGTAGTTATTGAGACTACCGAATCGATGATTGTTAATGAATTCAACAATCGTCAGCATTCACTTGACCACTATGATAAAATATTTGTACTGGATCTATGCTTAAATGCAGATCAAGCAACAAGTATAGACAGATCTAATGTTGTAGTTATCGATCACCACTTACCACACGCGCAAATAAGAGGTAGATATGTGAAGAGTAAAGCTATTGTAGAGAGCGCTCCGTCGTGTATAGGGTTGCTAAGAGATAAATTTAAATCTCATATAGAACTAACTGCAGAACAAGATAAACTTATCGATTATATTGATGACTACGATAGCTATGGTCTCAAATATAAAGATTCGTTTAAACTTAATGCTATTCATACAACATACAATAGACCAAAAGTTGATAAGTTTATTGAAGCTTATAACGATGGATTTAAACCATACACTATACAGGAAAAAAATGCGATAAAGTTGTTTATACGTAAGTTTAGAGATCAGTTTAGTGGTGGCGTACATATCGGTATGATTAAAAACTACAAAACGGTAGCTATTTTTGCTGATTATGCGATTAGTGAAGTCGCAAACTATATAGTGTCTAAACACGATGCTGCAATAGGTATTGTAGTTAACATAAAAACCAATACTGTGTCGTTTAGGCGGTGTATGCATTGTGATATTGATCTCAGTATATTGGCAAAAACTTTCTGTGCCGGTGGCGGTTCGCATAAGCTAGCAGGTGGTAAGTTAACAATAGAATTCGCAAACTTAATTAAAAATTTTAAACATGTCCTATAATCTACCTTCCAGCTCACTCATAAATTACGAAACTGAGCACTTACTTCTTTGTTTTTGTACATACTGTAGTTTGCTGAAAGGTAAAAAGCTGTCACTTCAGAATGTGTTTGTGTTGTTTCTTAAAGAAAAAAGGTTGAGAGACTTACTAAAGCAGTTATTAACAGTTGATACTAGCTTCGAACTAGTTAAAATATTCTTAGAGTTTGATCCTACGATCTCACAATCTAAGTACATTACAAAGTACTTAAATAATACTAAGAATATTGATATATGATAAGCAAAAAGGAGGAAGCAATTTACAATAGTTATTTGTATGCTTCTAGATCCGCTAAAAATAAACCAACCCGGTTTAGGAAAGACTTTAGTAAACTTAAAGATGAAGATTTTGTAGCTGTTAAGAAGTTATCGTTATTTTTAAACAAACACAGTAACATAAACTACCATGATTGGTTTATAGCACCGTTTACAGTATATTCTAAAGATGATTTTTATGATTTACGATTTTATAACACACGTAAAGCTCTGAAATGCTATACGATATACATGAAAGGTAAAGAAGTTGCTGATCCGGATAGTACTGATAGTATTAAGACTCTTAAGGAAGGTCTAAAGTTTGTAGTAGGCTTTTGCAAAACTCACAAACTCACTTTACCTCAATACGTCACACATATTACAGGTAATATGCCAACATTTTTACTACATCTGCAAGAACATAAACTTAACTTTTACTTTCTGCATGCATTAAATGTAGATTCTGTAGTAAAGACAGTAGAATCGAGTGTCTTAAATTTTCTCGTTAAAGACTTTTATAGTTTATTCTCACAGACAAGAACAAAATATTATAGCTCCACCGTTCTAAAGGTTAAAGCAAAAAATGGTGTAAAAATTATTAGTGATATGCTTGACTGTGAAAGGAACTAGCGTATAATAGGTGTATGAGTGCATTTAATATGTCAATGTTCGAAAGCATCAAAGGAGCTCTTGCTTCAAGCGAGAGTAAAAACCAAAGCAACTACAACGAAATCCTTACCTGCAAGCCAGGTAATACCTATACAATCAGACTTCTGCCATTCGCAAAGTCTCCAAAAGATACATTCTTCCATTATTATAATCATGGTTGGGTATCTTTTGCTACTGGGCAATATGTTCAAGCTCTAAGTCCTCAGACTTTTGGTGAGCGTGATCCTATTGCAGAAGAAAGATTCCGCTCATCTCGAATGGGTACGGAAGAAGAAAAAGAAAAAGCGAAAGCTATCCGCCGTATTGAAAAGTGGCTTGTTAACTGCTACGTAATCGATGATCCTACTAACCCTGATAATAACGGTAAAGTGAAGATGCTTCGTTACGGTAAGCAACTTCATAAAATTATCACTGAAGCTATTGAAGGTGAAGATGCTGAAGAGTTTGGTCCTCGTATCTTCGATCTAGGAGCTGAAGGTGTTAACTTTAAAGTTAAAGTAGAGCAGCAAGGTGATTATCCAACCTACGTCTCTTCTCGCTTTACTACGGCTGGTAAGATTGATTTATCAGAAGATCAGCAGAAAGAGGTATACGAAAATGTATTTACTCTAACTGATGTCTTTCCGCTACGGTCATGTGACGAACTTAAAGGTATGCTTAATGAGCATTACTTTATGAAAGTAGAAGAAGAGGTACAAGCTCCAGCTCCTGTTACGACTGAAGCTGCTCCGCCATGGTCTGCGACAACCACCCACCCGTCTGCATCCACTAACGCTGCACCTGCCGTTGAAGCGGCTAGTAGTGTTAGTGTAGAAGATGATATTGATGAGTTACTTAAGGACCTGTAATAATGACTCCAGACGAAAAGTCAGCGTTATTACAGTTTATGGGAACTGTATACGGTGAGCAAAAAAAACAAGATACGATGTTAGTTGGTCAATCAACTAACTTGAAACCTACCTCAGATGGTGTTAAAAACACATTTGATAGGACGTTAAAAGCCCCAACAGTAAATGAACCTCCAAGACAAATTCAACAAGCTCCTATCCAAAACCCTACGCAATCTACGCCGGCTCCTTCCAAGGGGCCGGCTGTAGCACCGGTAACAGTATCAGTAGAACAAGCCACCCGTGAGCTAGCAGATATAGTTACCACGCCGATCCAAGAAGAGTTAATTCAACAACCACCACCGCAGGTAGTTCCTGATGTTGATCCTAACCAATTTGAGTTCGATTTTTCTGAACCTAGTAAAGTAGACAAGCTTATTGAGTTATCAGAAAAGCAAGCGAGGGGTATTGATAAGGTAAATGATAGTCTTAAGGAATTAATTAAACTTCAACAATTGCTAATTAAACCCGGTAAGGTAAAATCAACAAGTAATGGATCGCGTCCTAAAAATAACAAATCGTAGTGAGTTCTTAAGATACTTAGATTCGGTATCAAAGATTAACGATAGTGCTATTTTTGAAATAAAGCCCGAGGGTATTAGCTGCTTAGTTTCATCGGCAGATAGTACTCTTGTGCTATTTTCAGAGTATGCCTTAGCTTCTGAATTCACAACTACAATTAATGTTCCAGATATTAAGAAGCTATTTCGTGTCGTTGAGACAATTAACGAGGATGTAGTTAATCTTAATATTAACGGTAATAATATAGAGTATAAAGGTAAAGGTATTAAATTTAAATATCATTTGTTTGAGGAAGGCTTCTTATCTAAACCTAATTTAAACCTGGATAAGATCCGTAGCTTTAAGTTTGATATTACTTTTGAAGTAGCTAGAAATACTATACAACAACTATTGAAAGGTAGTACGTTTGCATCAGAGACTAATAAAGTATATCTTTATACTGAAGACGGTGAGTTAAAAGCAGAGTTAACAGATAGAGCACGGCATAATACAGATAATTTTGCTATTACGATAGGTAAAGCTGATTATAGTTTGAAGCCAATACCTGTTAACTTCGATAATATTAGATTATTATCAAATGTAAACGATACGTACTGTTTCAATATAAATACAGACTATGGTGTTGTAGTTATTGATAATTGCAGTGATCATACTAAATTAAAGTATATTATATCCTCCTTAACACAATGATTAATAAACATACAAAAAATAAACTTAAGACAGCTGGTTACTTTATTAAAAGATTACGTGATAGTGGTTTCGAGACTGTACGTATCTTTAACGGCTACGGCGACGCTGACTCACGTAAGTGGACTGTGTTAGTTGATCCGGGTAGGACATCATTGTTTATAACATGTTTTGAGAATAGACCTTTTGTAAAAGAGTTTTTATTCGCGTTTGATGATGGTAACCGTATCTTTAAAAATGGTTATAGTTTAAAGACTCACTCTATTGAAGTTGTAGTTAATAAGCTACTTGACAACGGTGTGTCGCAGTTAACGGATAAATAAATGTATGAGCGAAGAACAAGAGCCAGACGATGCAATACGCGAACTTATAGAAGCAGCTCTTAAGTCTAATTTAGATAATCAAAAAGAATTTAAAAGTAGAGGTCAATTAATCGAAGCTATTAAAGCAATAGTATTCGAGTATTTAGATAGCTTTATTGTTATTGGATATGACTTCGATGGTAAGGTTGTACAGCTTGAAGGTTCTTCTTCTAGTCAACAACGAAATGCCTTAGATACTCTACTCGTAAAATACTTTTGTATGAGAACAGGATATGACCCAACGAGAGACTCCTTATAAAGAGCGTGAAGCTTACGCCATCCATCACGGTGATTACACTGGTAAAATGTTTATTGTCATAGGAATAGAGACAGATACAGTAAACTGTTTAATAATTCCAGACATGGAAAACATCAAAGTTCCTTTATCGTCGTTTGAACGAGGAAGGAACACTGATATAATAAAATATGTAGAGATACTATCTAAAGATGTTTATGGTGTAGTTAAGAAACAATATAAGAAGAATGAAAACGCTAATAATTGACGGTAACAACCTTATACATCGTACCTTTTGGACTGCAAAAACGCAATCTAAACGTAATGGTTCCGATACAAAGGAGGAAATTGCTAATTTTCATATCTACTTCACTCTTAATGCTATTCATTCTTATGTAACTAAGTACAAACCTACAAAGACAATTGTAGTGTGGGATGAGAAGGTAGACTATAAGCCTAATATACGTAAAGAAGAGATGGAAGGTTATAAAGGTAACCGTTCTAAAGATAGTACCCCACATGAACAAAACGAGACCATTAAAGCTATGCTAAGTGGTCTAGGTATACCGTCAATATTCCCATGTGAGCGTGAAGCAGATGATATTGTGGCGTATATTTGTAAGACTACAGAAGGTAGAAAGGTTATTGTTTCAGTTGACCGCGACTTTCTTCAATTAGTAGATAAAAATACCATTCTGTTTGACCCGATACGTAAGCGAGAGTTTATTATTGATACGTTTGAAGATGATACTGGCTATGATATGAGTGTATGGTTAAAGGCAAAGTGCCTACTAGGCGATAAATCAGACAATGTGCCCGGTATACCTAGATTTGGTAAAGCTAAAGTGAAAAAATGGTTGGATGGTGAAGTAGAGTTAACTCAAGAGCAGCAAGAACACTACGAAAAGAATATGAAAGTATTTGATCTTAATGAAGTTATGTCACATGAGTCAGAATGCTTGTATTATAGTAAACAACTACAGGTAGATACTACTACGGATTGGAGTTATTTTATAGATATGTGCAACCAAAGGAACTTTACCAATATCCTTAAGAGAAAAGAGGTCTGGCATACGTCGTTTATTCTATCTAGTAAGCTAGAATCGTTATTAGGATGACGTTACCTGAAGACTTTGTCGTAATTAAATTTTACGAAATAGGATATAGACCTATTTATAATAAATTTAACAGCGTTTATCAATGCGCATGTCCAATATGTCGTGAGGGTAAATCTCTTAATAAAAAGAGACGGTGTTATTATGTACCTAAAAATGATAACATATTTTGTCATAATTGCGGTTGGTCATCTAAACCGTTAAAATGGATAAAGGAGGTTACAGGTGCTAGTGATGCAGAAATTATAGGAGAGCTTAAAGAATTCACACCGGATATTAACTCGCTAGTAAGTACACAGGATGAAGCACCTAAAATAGTAACTGAAACACTTCCGAAAGATAGTATAAATCTATCAGATCAGCTGCAATGTGACTTTTACAGGACGAATGATATCTATAGAGCTACATTACACCTTATAAAACAGCGAAGACTTGAAACTGCAGTCAATAGACCAGACAAGCTATACTTATCGTTAGGAGACGTGGTACATAAGAATCGGTTAGTCATACCGTTTGTAAATGAGAATCATAATATTGAATTTTATCAAACTAGAACTGTCTTAAACCGTGATAATAAAACAAAGCCGAAGTATTTAGGTAGGGTAGGTTGTGAGAAAACATTGTTTAACATTAATAAAGTTGATAGTGATCACGGTAAAGTGTACATATTCGAGGGCCCGTTAAATGCGTTTTTTACTAAGAACTCTGTGGCTGTTGCAGGTATTACAGAGCGTGGGAAATCGTTTACAGTTAGACAACAACAACAGTTAGATGGTGTGTTAAAATTCTATGATAAGGTGTGGATCCTCGATTCTCAGTGGGTCGACACTGCATCATTGATAAAGTCAGACGTATTACTTAAACAGGGGGAGAGCGTGTTTATATGGCCCGAAAAGTTTGGTAAACGATTTAAAGACTTCAACGATATTGCTAT